CATGATTAACGACGTCTGGTGCGGCTTCCAGCGCAAGGACTGGGACGCATGGTATGTCTACGCCTTTGCCTTGGCCGACGACCAAGGCTTGCAGGGTTTAGTCAAAAAACTATTGCGCCACATACCGTTTTATCTTCCGCTCATCGCATGGGAGCGCAGTGGGCATCCGCTGACGTTTTTCTCAACTGACAAACTCATCCAAAAATATGCGCTTCTACAACTCGTCCAAGATTGACCTCATCTGCCGCTGCCACTTCGGCGGTGGAGGAGGTGGCACACCGCCGCCCATGCCCAAGTTTGAAATGCCCCCCATGCCCAAGATGCCGGAGGTCAAGCCCCCGCCGCCTCCGCAGGAGCGCGACATGACCGCCTTCAACGAGGCGTCCGGCGCGGAGCGTGAAAAGGCAGCGCGGCGCGAGGGTTTTCTCCGAACGGTCAAGGGCGGGGAAACCGGCGGCTATAGCAATCCGGCCACGGGCGGCAGTCTTTTGGGGTAACTTATGGCGCTGATTCCAACCGGATCACAGGCTACGGGATATCGTAGCCCGCAGCGCCAAAAGGCCACCGCGGTCAACGAGGCGTGGAAGGCCCGCGCCATGCTTCAAGTGCAGGCAAACCAAGCCGAGTCCATGATGCGGGATCGGGTCACAACGAACCGCAAGCAGACCAGTGAAATGCTGGCCGCGGAAGACGCCCGAAGCAGCGGCCCCGCGCCGACGCCGTTGGGCGAGAAACCCAAGGGCATCCAAGATTCTTCGTCGATGGTTGCCCGCACCAACAAAGAAGTGCAGTGGCCCAACGCGCCAAAATACAAGCCGGAGCCGGTGGGGTCGCTGGAAAGGGGTATGCCCGATTATTTTTGGCAGATGAGCGAGCGCAATGCCAACGACACCGACAAAACCTACTACAACGCTTGGAAGCAGGAAATGGCGGCAAAGGAGCGCGTGCGCCAAGAAAACGCCGCGATGGATGCCTCCTACAACAGATCCGCCGACGCTTACAACGCCGAGATGCAGGAGCGCCAAAAGGCGTCCGACGTCCCGCAGCCGCAGGCTCCGGCCAGCGAAGTGGCCGAGCAAAAGCGCACCCAGCAAGGCAAGCGCAAGCCGCGGGCCAGCCTCTTGGCCGGTGAAACCGGCGGCTACAACCCCGCCACGGGCAACACGGGCCGCTTGGGCCAACGCAGTCTTCTTGGATAACCACATGGAACCGCTCGTCTACCACCTCGCCGTTGTTTCCACCGGCATCATGCTTCTCATCGCCGCAACCCACAACCCTGACCTCTGGTAAATGAAAGACAACGTCCAACTCGCTGACTGGGTTCTCGCCCGCAACCAAGACTTGGGTTCCGAGCGGGCCTCATGGGACACGCACTGGCAGGAGTTGGCCGAATACTTCCTGCCGCGCAAGGCCGAGATCAGTGCCAAGCGCAGTGTGCCGGATAGCTCGCGCTACGATGTCCTCTTTGATACGAGCGCCGTCCAAGCCGCGGCCACGCTGGCCAACGGACAACTGGCTTACATCACGCCCGCGGATTCGCGGTGGTTTGTCTACGAACCGCCCAAGGGTGTGATGAGCGACAAGGCCAAGCAGTGGTATGCCAAATGCTCCGAGGCGACCCAGTTGCTTTTGGCCACCAGCAATCTCTACACCGAGATCCACGAACTCTACTACGACGACAGTGTTTTTGGAACCTACTGCATGTTTGTCGAGAGTGGCACCAGCCATCCGCTGGTATTCCACAAGTTTGACATCGGCACCTACAGCTTGGCCGAAAACGACGAGGGACTGATCGACACCGTCTTCCGCGAACTGGAACTGACCGTCCTGCAAGCCGCAGACAAGTTTGGCGAAGACAACCTTGCGCCTGCCATGCAGAAGAAGCTGCAAGAGATCCGGCGCACCGGCAAGGGCGGCACAGTGAAGCACCGCTTCGTTCATGCCCTCTACAAGCGTGAGAACGGCGACCGCGACCGCAACAAGGCCGACGGCCCGAACAAGCCTTGGGCGTCGGTCTACGTTGACCAGAGCAACAAGCATGTCTGCCGTAACTCCGGTTACGACGAGAAACCTTTCTTCGCCGGTCGCCACGTTAAAAGCCAGCAGGGCGTCTACGGAGTCTCTCCGGCGTGGATGGCCTTGCCCGAAGCCCGCCAACTGAACTTTTTAGCCAAACAGCTTGACGCCCTCTCCGAGATCAAAGCATTTCCGAGATTATTGATGCCCGCTACACATGAAGGGGAAGTAGACTTGAGATCGGGGGGCGTCACTTATTACGACCCGACGCAACCCAACGCTTTGCCGCAGGAGTGGGCCACCGCGGGCGACTATTCCATCGGACTCGACCGCGAGGCCCGCAAGACCAACGCGATCAACACCGCGATGCACGTTGACATGTTCCGCATGTTCGCCTCGATGGAGCGCACCAACATGACCGCGACCGAAGTGGCCGAGCGAGCCAGTGAAAAGCTGGTGCAGTTTTCGCCCAGCTTCACCCGCAAGACGACCGAACTGCTTTCGCCCATGCTGCGCGGGGTCTTTGGCATCCTTATCCGCAACGGCCATTTCCCGCCGCCGCCACAGGACGCGATCCAAATGGACGCGATGGGACAGCCAATGCTGCCGGAGCCGGAAGTCAGCTACGTCAGCAAGGTCGCGCTCGCCATTCGCGCCATGCACAACCTTTCCTTGGCAAGGACAATGGAGCGCAACGCGATCATCGCCCAAGTGCGCCCCGAAGTGCTGGATAACTTCAAGTGGGACGTCATCGCCCGCGAAACCGCCCGCAACGACGGACTGCCCGCCGACTGGCTGGCCGAGGAGGACGAGGTCGAAGAGGCCCGCGCCGCCCGCGCACAGGCTCAAGCGCAAATGCAGCAGCAGCAGGAGATGCTCACGATGGCCGAGGCCGCGGGCAAAGCCGGTAGCGTCAAGCAGGACAGCGCCCTTGGACGGTTGATGAACCAAGCCACCGCATGACAACCGACAAAGAACTGGAGCGCAGCAAAAGCATCCAGCGCATTAACAACGCCTACTACCGCACTTTTGACAGCGAAGATGGCCGCGTCGTCTTGGACAACCTCCGCGCCTACTTCCGCATGAACCGGCCCGCCTTTGAGCGCACGCTGGGACGCCCTTTCGATCCCATCGCCGCCGCGGTGCGTGACGGCCAGCGCGAGGTGATACTTTTTATCGAACACAAACTTTCGCTGCCCGTCGTCGGTGATGCCGACGTTGAGCGGCCCTCCACCGAAGTCCTCCGCTAAACGCGGTTTAGTCAAAACACCAACCAACCAACACCACCATGACTGATGCAACCACCACCTCCGAAACCAGCACCACCGCGGACAGCGCCGCTGTTCCCGCGTCCACCGCACCCGCTGCTAACCTCAACACCACAACGGAAGGGACACTGCTTTCCAGTGCGCCCACCAACGCCACCGACGCGCCAGCGGCCCAAGTAACCGACAAGCCGGAATGGCTACCGGCCAAGTTCTGGACGGACAACGGGCCGAATGTGGAAGCCATCCTTAAAAGTTACCAAGGCATGGAGCAACTGGTAGGACGCAAAGCGCAGGCCGTTTTGCCTCCCACCGAAAAGTCCACGCCGGAAGAAGTGGCCGAATACCGCAAAGCCATCGGCGTTCCCGAATCACCCGAAGCATACAACCTCAAACCGGAGCAACTGCCGGAAGGCGTCGTCTGGGATGAGAACGTGGCCAAGCGTGCCGCGGAACTGGCGCACAAGCACAACGTGCCTGCCGCCGCGATGCAGGAGTTTATGAAGTTCGACATGGAGCGGGCCGCGCTGATGAACCAAGCCGCCGCCCAGATGATCGAAACCCAACTGGAAACCGGACGGGCCGAACTGCAAGCGGTCTGGGGCGACAAGATGCCGGAGAAGATCGAACTGGCCCGCCGCGCCGCGGTGACCGCCGGAGTCGATCCGGCCTCGCAAGGCTTTGTTGATCCGCAAGTGGTCAAAGCAATTGTCAACCTCGCGGAGAAACTTTCCGACGACAAGTTGGTGGCCGGTGACCAGACCGGAGTGAGCAGCACACGCGCCCGCGCCAAGGACATTATGACCAACGCATCGAACCCGCTCTACCTTCGCTACCAAGAGGGTGACGCGGAGGTGGTTGACCAAGTGCGCCGGATGCTG